GATCGTTGACTTGTTCCTGCCCGTTTACTTTTTCATGCTTGATAACTCTGCGCGTAGTCCAGTTCTGCCGATTGCAGATTTCTATTGCTTCCTCAATCTGCGCAACCTTTACGCGCCAAGGTACTATATCTGTTTCGGCGTCTGGGGTATACTGACTTGATACAGACGTTCTCGGAAAAGGAAGTGCTTGATCGCTATCGGTTAATGTGCCAAGTGGATCCAGTTGTGCCATATGCTGAATAGCTTGCAGTAGTCCGAAAGTCTTTTCGGCATCTGTGCGATCTTCCCAAGTTGTTGCCGATGGTGTGAATTGTGAGCTGCGTTCGTTTGTCACGTATGCGTCTGCTTCCGCAAGCGTAACGTAGCTATTTGTTGCAACTGTGAGAGTAGGGAATAATGCCATGTCAGTCTTTCAAAATAGGGGAAAGGAAGTGTGCGGACTTCCTCTCCCCCTGTGGAGAAACCAGCATTGTGCCGGGCTTAGCCTACGTTGTAGCCATAGCGCCCATAGGTCTGGCCGTCTGCGTACACAGCGCGGAAAGCCTCACGCATGTTAGCGACGATGATCTGTTGGTCAGTCTTGATATCCGTGTCGCTCTTGATCGTTATGATTCGCCTGCTGCCAAGCATAAACGAATCGCGATTCACCAGAATCAACGCGGACTTGTTATCCTTCGGCGAAGACGGATCGTAAATGCCTGCCGTGTTCATGTCTTGACGCAGCTTGCCAGTAACAACAACAGGCGCACCGATCAGCTTGCCGATTTCGCCCTTCACCACAACCTGATTCGTGGTGTACTGATCCTTCGTGCTGAGTATCACGCGTAGCATATGCTTTGACAGGCTTGAGGCAATCCACACAAGACGGTCAACGTTCGCGCCATACTGAGCGCAGTCCGCAATCATCTTGGAATATACCTCGACCGTGTTGGCGGAAGCATCCGTGCGCAGGCTGTTCTCGATCAACTTCTTGCGCAGCCCATCAAACGCATATCGCGAATCGGAAATGCCGCTTGCTGAAGCCCATGTTTCGCCGGGGTCAACATCGGCATTAGCGTGTATCGCCGTTGTGTCGCCGTTGACGATAGCGTTTTCAAGCTCTTCCGCAAGCGTCCTGGCGATCTCGGTACGGATCAAAGGCAGTACCGGAATAATGGAATCTTCGGTAAGCTCTTCCGAGACGGTAATCATGGCCGCGATCTTCTGGGCAGTCAGTGTTGCTTTGCCGTCTGTTACTGTGCTGCCAGTAGGCGCAACGCCGTCCATGTCAGTTGATTCCGAAACCAGATACCCGGTTGCCGATCCTGTGAGCACAGGCGGGTCATACGGATTTGTCGGCATGGTGATTTCGGGGAATAAATCTGCGACAAGCAGATTGTACCGCACCATGTCAATCAGCGTCCCGCTCATTCCAGTTGGAACCCAATTCGCTGTGTCCGTGGTATCCATTGCCGGATCTGCCTTGCGCAAATCGGCCATCTTGGCACTCTTGCGAATAAACTCGCGCATAGAGCGGCCCATGTCGTTCTTGCCGTTCATCATCAGCAACAGATATGCGGCGTCATTGACATCGTGCCGCATCTGCATAACTTCGCGCCGGTTCTCAGGCACGTCCTTTATGCTTTTGGCAATGTCAATTACGCCGTGGCCAGCATTCCCGCTGAGATAAAAACCGCCCTGCGGTATGCCGCGTGTCTTCTGAATCTTCTCAATCTCTTCGTTGCGAATCGTCTGGCGAGAATGCGCATCTTTTACCGCAGCATTTCGCGCTCGGATTTCCTTGAGACTCATTTGTATCTCCCTTCTGTATCCCGTAGGTTAGTTTGTTCTCACGGGTTACTCGCCCGTGCTGTTGCTATTTGTTTTTCGCTGCTTCTTCCGCAGCTTTGCGTTTAGCTTCCTCTTGCGCGGCTTCGTCATCTTCGCCGCCTATACCAAGGTCTGTGCTGGCGCGGTCAAGATTCTCGTTAGCGATCTTTTCAAGCTCTGCGTTGTCCGCTTCCAGTGTAGCAACCTTGTCATTCAGTTCTTTGTTCTCTTCGGCCAGCCGTTCGGCCTTGTCTTTGTAGACATCGCGCTCAGCTTGCATCATCTCGATAACGTGCTTGACGCTTTCCCTTGCGTCATCGTCATCGGTTTTCTTGCCTGCCGCTTTGTCTGCTGCTGCCAGCGCATCGGCATCAGCCTTTGCTTTGTCTTCAACAACTTTCTTTGCAGCCTCTTCAGCTTTTGCTGCCGCTTCATCTTCCGCGTTAAGCGTTGCGGTATCAGCCTTGTGCAACTCAATCGGAAGACCACAATTGCAGATAACCGATTCGGGCGCAGCCTTCATAAGTTTGATAAGCTGTGCCTTGGGATAGCGCTGTCCGCAGTTCTCGCACTGGAAGAATGCACCTTCGCTTTTCATGATTGCGAACCGCTTTCCGTTTGCCCCGCGCTTGACAAGATCAACTCTGCCAACCATTATCTCTTTCAACTCGCGTCCCTTGGTTGCGCCGTCTGGCAGAAAAACGCCAAAGCCTGCGGCAGCACTCTTGCAAATCTTGATTACACGCGTTTCGATTCCTTCACAGTGACTTCCCTTAGCGCTGCACATTCTTGTTCTCCCTTTGTTAGACTACTGCTTCGCCATGCATTGAAAATCCCGTAAGCTCACCTTTCTGGATCTGTTCCCAGATAAAATCATTCAGAATCTTTGCCCCAAGAATCCAAGTGCCTTTCGTGATCTGCTGTTCACCAAGGATCCCGTCAAACGGGAAAAGAAATGATTCGACAACCGAAATATCTTGTGCCTTCTCGATCACCTGTTGATTGTCATGCTCTACGCCGATGTATCCGTACTCTCGCAGGAAGCCATGCGCTGCCCGTTGAATCGTTTCCACGCTCGCCCAATCACCATCGCTGTCTGCCGTGTTCGGTTCATAGACAATGCCATAGACAACGCGCAACTCTGCATCTTGTTTGGCAATCTTAATGTCACGGGTTTTGCGGATAGTTTCATCAGGCATTCTGTTCTCCTATAAGTCAAGTTAAGGACGGCCCAAAAAAAAGCCCATACAGAAGTATACGGCCCCCGTATGAGCTATCAGTTTTTGGTGAAGGTTTTCGGCGTCCCTAATAACCTTACCGCCCTTTACTTGTCATTCTGTTTTCTATAAATCCGTTCACCGTATTGCAAGAAGAATTATAAAGAAATTGAAATTGTTTTTTTGTATGCCGAGACATAATCATCTTGTGCCATTTCAATTCCAAGGCCACCGCGCTTTGCTTTACGCTTGATTGTCTCTTTAGTATCGGCGTCAGGAAGTTCACTTGGGCCAACGTATTCAGCCTTGCCGTTAGCAATCATACGGGCTTCAACTATTTGCCCTGATACAACTTCTGCCGGTATACCCAATACGCTCCACGGCTCGTCTTTGTCGGTATACTTTCGTGGTCTGCCATCAGTAGTACCGTCTGCTCTAATGATTTCAAGATTGATTATTACTGATGCCTGGATCAAATAATATCCGCCAGCATATAATTCAGTTGTGCCTTTAACCAACACGCTGCTTACTCCCTGCATTGAAAGCATGCTGTCTATCTGTTCGGCAACAAGTCTGTTATCTTCCATGTCGCTGCGCACTGCGTAGAATCTCAGCCCTTCACTATATCCCGGTTGCAAGGCATTCAGTCTGTCTTCTGTGCCTTGCTTTCGCATGTCTACGCCTTGCACTGCAAGCACGTCTGTCACCATGAATGCCAAGTCTTCTGAATGCTCTCCTGCAAGTAGTTCTGTTGCAAGGATATTTGATATCAATTCATTTAGACTTCGCTTGCGATCCATTAAGACAACTTCGAGAATACTGTTGTCTTTCATCATCATGTTTTCAAATACAAATTTATTGCCGCCGTCCACGAAAGTAACTTTGCCATTCTCTGCTACAAGCAAGCCCCTTATTCCAAATGGCACTGGCAAGATCATGATCGGCGTTTCAAACATGCTTGAAATGTATCCGCTAAGTATCGCGGTATCGCCAGAGAATCGGTATGAAGCTTTCGACACAGGCTGCTCAAGAACATAATTTGCCATAATGTATTCTCCTTTTCCTTTTTGCCCCAAGCTTCATGATATTATTGAACTTAACCTTTGTGGAAAATCCGCGTAACGTTACACCGGGCTTTGCCAAGAATGCCGTTATGTTTTGCAGCACCTGTGAGACTCGCGACTCCGTAAGCCCAAGAAGATTTGCAAGATCTAACATTGTGTAGCCATGATTCATGTAGAGCAAATAGATTTGCTTGTGCTTTGCTGGTAACTTCGCAATCAGCATTTCTACTTGCTCTTTTGTTTCAATGACTTTATCAGGCATCGGCAACTGGCAGGCAACGATATCTTTGTATGTCATATCGCCATTCTCGTAATCTAAAGACGATACTTGCGCTACTTGTCCATGTGTCCTATTCCACCCGCGACTCACATTGACTCTTCTCAGCCAATCTTGCATAGCGCCGTATATTCTGAAATATAGATAGGTTTGTATTTTTACCGAAACTGTTTTGTCATTGTATCTGCGAAGACCTTGTAGAAGACCGTATTGAGCTTCGGCATATAATTCGTCAAGCGTTATGTATGGTGGCGTCTT